GTTCTTCAGGCAATGACGGTTCTTCAGGCAATGATGGTTCTTCAGGCAATGATGGTTCTTCAGGCAATGACGGTTCTTCAGGCAATGATGGTTCTTCAGTCAATTGTTCTGAAGGTGACGGTTCTACAGTTGATATTTCTACAGTTGATATTTCTACAGTTGATATTTCTACAGTTGATATTTCTACAGTTGATAGTTCTTCGGGCAAAGGTTCTGTTTTTTCTACTGGTTCTATTTCAACAATAACAAGCTGAATGGAATGTTCTTCAATTTCCATTTCAGTTATGAATTCAGCATTTATTTCCGAGTTATCTACATCGGCGAACATCACGATGTCTTGGTAATTAGATTCCTCAATTTCCATATTTATACTCTAAATTATAATATTAATAATGTAATATTATAATTTTACTAATTTTACTTGAATCAATTTTTCCAAAAAAAACTTATTTTGCTTATTTATTTATTTATTAAAAATATCATTTATTTTTTTTAAAATGTCGTCAACTGTGTTTGATTCAACACTTTGATTTGCTTCTTGACACTGTTCATCGCATTTGGTCATATCCGTCTTAATCGATTCAATTTCAATCTTTTTGATTTCATATTTATAGTATTGTATTTCAGATGTTATTAAGGATAACTCAACAATGTTAACTTGATTTTCAAGCCTTCTAATTTCTGGACTTAAGGGAGGCGTTAAGGGAGGCGCTGATGGTTCTAAAGGTAGTTCCATTGTTGCGATAGATGATGGTATGCTATGGTATGTATTTATATATACAATAATATAATATATACAATATATAATATATACAATTAATATAATATATATACAATATAATACATAAATCATATAATTAATTAATTAATTAAAGTAATTTAAGATGAGTTGTCCCAATTCCGATTCTCCGATTAACATATCAACAACTGCAAATGTGCTAAGTTGTGAAATTTTTTGTGCATACATGCATCAATATAAAGATAGCGCATGCACAGTAACACAGTTTCCAAACTATTTAAAATTAAGTTATGATGCAACTACAAGTGCTGCAGTAACATTTAATAAAGAAGGTTACAATGTGAGAGAAATAAATATATACGCACCGTCAATACACACGTACAACGGTTCAACTGCAGATGCAGAAATGTTAATTATACACGATGGGGCAGGAAAAAAACTCATTGTTTCGCTTCCACTAGTTCAATCAAATGGTTCGGCAAGCTCTGCAAAAATTTTAGACGAAATAATTACAAAATATTCATCAACATTTGATAAAACAAAAACCAATGATAGTCAGCTCGTAAATGTTTCAAATTACAATTTGGAGAATTTTGTACCGAGCGCACCTTATTTTTTTTATATGGGAGGTGCACCTTTTTCTCCGTGCGACGGACAATACAGTTTTCTTGTATTTGACAAGACAAAGAGTCCGGTTACAATCAACAGCGCCACTCTTGCAAAACTTACAGGAATGATTGCTCCGAGTGGGATAAAAGCAGTGGCTCGGTCAGACTATTATTATAACGCATCCGGGCCGAATGTGAAACCGGGTTCCGGAGGAAACAAGGATGAAATTTACATTGAGTGCAATCCCGCAGGGGAAGACGGAGAAATTTTGTACCAAACTCCGCCGCCCACATTAATTCCGGATATGAGCGCGCTAAGTATGGATAATATTATGAAGAATCCTTATTTGAATGTAGTTATTGGTGTTGGTTTATCTTACATGGCATTAAAAATGGTTAGCAAAATATTATAAATATTATACACATTTTAGCATTTCTATTTATATTTCGATTTATATTTAATTTATATTAATATTTATATTAATATACATATAATACAAAGAATAGATATAGACATGTCAATAGCAACATTGAAAAGAAAAACATTTCGCGGCGGTAATCCACGAGTAGACCCTATTTCCGGAATAGGACACAACGGGTTTTCGTTGAACGGGTGTCTCCGAAATATTGGCGGAGTGGGCAGGTTTCGTATGGTTAGCAACGTAACGCGCACACCGTTTAGAGGAAATACGCCGGTAGGGTGGGGTGGATGCTGTGGAACATACCCGCAATACATTGCAAATTCGGGGGACTGTTGCACAAATGATTCATCCATTGTTAAATTATCGGTTAAAAATACAATGGGGATGCTTGATGAAAAATATTTAGGGATATTGCACGGAGCTTATCCAAATACTTGGGTAAAAGATGATGATAACAGCTACAGAATTACGGATTCGCAATCTCAGTACATTGAGTCGCTCAGCTGGAAAATTGGGGCGTGTAAATTTGAAGCAGACAAAAGTGCAAAAACTACCGTTGCCGATGCCAAAGTGTGCAAGTGCTTACAAGGCAAATTTTATCATATTGGTGGCAAGAAATACATGTATTATAAACCAACTACAAAGTTTGTTGGAGGATATACTACACAAGGACAGTACATAACAACCGGCGGCGTTGCACAAAATAATCATTTGCCTACTCCGCCATGTGCAAGGCCGTTTCCATACTCGTTATCTCACAACGGGTGTGATGTAAATTATAACACAATTCAAGAGGCAGCAGGACATGGTTACATTATTGGAAAATAAATAAATTTAATTATATTTATTCGGGTGGTAAACATTTCGGGTCATTTTCGTATTCATTACTTTGGTTTAACTGATAATGCCATTGTATTAATCCAATTAAAAGGTTGCTGCAGTTATTTTTCGCACAAGTATTGATGTTTTCGGAAAATAATTTCAACGTTAAATTGTCTGGATGATTTGTTTGGGAAAACCAGCACACTCTATCAAATGTCCTTACATTCCAATATGGCAAATACTTTGAATATTTTTCATGAGGAATTGGATATGGTGGTTTTTGCATAGGATGTTTGTATCCAGAATACTGATGTCTTGGTTCCACCGGGGTGTTGTGTTTCCACCATTCCTCTGTTGAAACATTGTACAGGGTGGAATTATTCAGATTTTCGACTGTTCCGCCTTGTTTGAAATAAATATAACACTGAACCAACTGATTGGTCAATGCTTGTATGTTGTCATGTTGAAATGCTACTAATATATTTTTTCCTCTCATGGATGCATTGGTGAATATATTTATTGCAGTAGTGGCATCATACGGTTGTGAACAATTGGCATACCCAAATATAAGAATTGGAATACTCAATGCCCATGCACTAAAATGCACGGTTTGCTGAGAACGCGTTGCCACATTGCCAGATATATTTATGTCCATGAGATCATTTGATACAACAATGGTTGTTATAGGGTACCCATTCATTCCTAAATTATTGATAAAATTTGGAAGTTTTATGGAGCGTTGTATTCCATTGCAGTCCAGATTATAATGTGTGTCCTGATTTGTTGGATGTGCATAATTATCAAAAATCAATTCACCATGTCTAATGATGAAAATATTGGAAGGACCCATTGGAAGATGTGTATAATTGTCCGGATTTGTCAATTGCAACAAATTGTTTTGAATATAAGTTGGTGTGAATGTTTTTTCATACTTGGTATAAATGCTATACATGATATCATCATCCGTTGCATCTGTTGTTGAGGATGAATTGGAGACCAGATTGGATTTAGCCAATCCAGGTATGATTCCGTCTGGAAATTTATTCACGGGACAACCATTATTGCATCCATTGTTTGATTGAACTGGCTGAGTTGTAAGGAGTCTGTCCACATCATTGCCTAAATGGTTTGAGATTTTACCTTGCCACCACATGAACAACGTTATGAGTAAGAGTAGCACAAATAAAATAGTTAAATAGTGGTACATTTTTATCATTATTTATGTATATTTTGTATTTTATTGATAATTATTGTGTATATATTTTATTAATAATATTAATTAAAAAAATTAATTAATATTAGTGTGAATTTGAAATAAATCAATGATATATTGTTTAAGATATTAGACCTGCTAGATAGCTGGACCCGAATATTTAAACTCTTACTGCATCGTACGTATCGTCAAGAACCGGCTTGTATGTTTCGTCATCGGCAATATGTCCTTGAAACGGCGCCATTTTATGCACCATTTCTTCTTCGAGAGTTACAGGCATTTCGTTGATATTGGAAAAAAAATTGGTTTTCTGATTTTCGCTGGGTAAAAACAAACTCATCGCGGCAGTTCCGGTGCTTACACGGGAGCGCTGAACAAATATTATCATTGCCACAGCTCCGAGAGCAGCAACCGCCCACACACTAACAGATTTGCACAATAAAATAAATAGGCCGACAACAACAACGTATCCGCCTACGGTGTCAACATATGAAGCAAGGTAATGCGGTGTTCTAATGTTGAATAAAATGTATATGATAAAAAGAATAAACAAAATCAACTCTGACCGTTTATCTCTACGCGATAATGTTCTAAACATTTCCATATTTTCTGTATATCAATATTTTCCGTATATCATAATATTATATTTTAATTCTATGAAAAAATATATTTTTTACATTTCATAATTTTAAAAATTGTAATAATAATATTTAAAATTGAATTTTATAAAAAATATATAAATATGATGCAAACATATTTTCACAGTTTCACATTTTAGTATGCAAGAACAACAACCACAACAACCACAACAAAGAAACCCTATAAACCCTATAAACCCTATAAAAAATATTAAAGCATATTTAGGATATCAAGGTTATTCCATTTTCAAAGATACGCTGACAATAGAAGAACAGCATGCGCTAAGAAAAGAATTAACGGTTGGCGCATATATTCCTAAATCGCCAATACAACCAATACCGTTTCCAATATATCGCGAGTCGCCGTTGAAATTATACGTTCCACGGTATTTTGGTTTAGAAAAATGGGCCGGAATTCAAGTTGAAAGTAAAATTAATCCGGGGCATGCAATATCTCTAAAATTTATGGGAGATTTGAGAGACTACCAGCAAGTGATTGTGGAAAAGTATTTGAAGGCGGCGCGCAACAGCGGAATTGGAGGCGGCGGCTTATTGGACGTGGACCCGGGGAAAGGTAAAACTGTCATGGCATTAAAAATAGTCGAGTGTCTGGAAACCAAGACGCTGGTGGTCGTTCACAAAAGTTTCTTATCGAACCAGTGGAAAGAGCGCATCGAGCAATTTTTACCGGGTGCGCGCGTCGGAATCATTCAGGGGCAGCTGATTGACATTGATAATAAAGATATTGTCATTGCAATGGTGCAGTCGCTGTCCATGAAGGAGTACCCGCAAAGCACATTTGAATCATTCGGGCTAACTATTTTTGACGAGTGTTTTACATATGAAACTTGTATTCACACATCTGACGGAGTGCTAAAAATAGGACAACTGTATGAAAAATGGAAAAAGTATCGTCGCAATGAAGACGGCGGCGGAATAGAACTACAACTACCTGAAATTTTGAGTTATAATCGAGATGATAATGTGTTTGAATACAAAAAGTTAACGCATGCGTGGAAAAAAGAGAGGGAAGATTTATTATTGATAAAGGCATCGAAAAGAGTGATTCGATGCACTCCAGAACATAAAATACTAACAGTTGGCAGCGGTTACGTGGAAGCAAATAAATTAAAATGCAGAGATTTATTATTATGCAAATATGATGCGAGACATATAGATTGCATCATTGCACCGGCATTAAACCAAGACCAGTTGCAAATTGTATATGGTTCTTATTTGGGAGATGGTAATATTAGTCAAACTGTGTTGAAAAGGCATAGGTTGAGATGGCTTCATGGTGAACGTCAACGCAGCTACTGTCAATGGAAAGCCAATATGTTTGGAAATGGGAATCGAACTGATAACGTGAACCATTTGACATGTGTTAAAAATAATGGATTTTCTAAAAAAAATGCTTATTCTTATACAACAAAAATATTCGACTTGGATTTTGATTTAAGTTCCACAATTTCCAGTTGTGAAAATGTTGTATGTGATGTCATTTTACAAAAAATAGATGAAAGAGGCTTGGCAATTTGGTTTATGGATGATGCATCGGTTCAAAAAAATAAGAGTGGCGAAGTGAATTCTATAAGCTTACACACTCAATCCTTTAGTTATGATTCTCAAATAAAAATAATGAACGCTTTAAAATCCAAATTTGATATATGCTGTAGTATTCACAAATGTGCATCATCGAAAGCATCAAAAAAATATAAAGAGTATAATTATTTGATGATGAACAAAGAAAATTCTCAAAAGCTTATAAATATAGTTAAAAAATATATACATGATGATTTCTCATACAAACTTAATAACTCTGATATTGACGATGACGATAAAAATGATTGCAGTAAATATGCATGGAATAACAAGTTTGAAAACTGGGGAACGATTCCAGTAACATCAATTGAAAAAATAAAAAACAAAGGTTACGGAAGATGCAAAACACCAAATGTATACGATATAGAAGTTGAAGGCAATCATAATTTTGTTTTGGCATCTTCTGTCGATAAATATTCAGATTCTGTAAATAAGTCTTATAAAAGTAGTTTATATGTTGACGGAATCGTTGTAAGCAATTGTCATCACATGGGGGCTGAAGTGTTTAGCCGCTGCATGATGAAGGTCACGACAACCTATACTCTGGGACTTTCTGGCACCATGCAGCGCAAAGACGGGCTTTCAAAAGTATTCAAAATGTTTCTGGGAGATGTTGTTCACAAAGAAAAGGCGGAATCGGACCATTGTGTTTTAGTGAAGGGCATCAATTACGTCGTCGACGATGATGAGTTTAACGAGGTTGAATACGACTACCGCGGAAATCCGAAATTCAGCACCATGATTTCAAAGCTGTGCAACTATAATCGTCGAAGCGAATTCATCGTGGAGGTTGTTTTAAAAGAACTGCAACACAATGCAGACCAACAGATTATGATTTTGGCGCATAACAAGTCGCTTCTTCAGTATTTGTTCAAAGCAATCGAACATCGGAAAATTGCGACAGTTGGATATTATCTTGGCGGAATGAAGGAAGCCGATTTGAAGGCCAGCGAGTCGAAGAAAATTATTATAGCCACATATGCATTTGCATCCGAAGGGTTGGATATTAAAACGCTTACGACGCTGATTATGGCGACACCAAAAACGGATGTGTGTCAGGTAACTGGTCGCATTTTGCGTGTGAAACATGCAAAACCTGTGGTTATTGACATTGTCGACGCGCATGATTTGTTTAAAAATCAGTGGCAAAAACGGAAAAGTTATTATAAAAAACAAAATTATAGGATAATTATAACGGAAAACAGCTTATATGAAAGTGATGATAAAAAAGGGTGCTGGAAAACGGCGTATAATCCAAAAAAAATGAAAGGTATGGGTGCAGGCGCGGTGGTTGCGATTGCAACAGGTGTTAGCAGCGATGATGATGACGACGATGAGGAGACTGGCGCTATAACAATATATAATTCAAATAGAAAACAACCGATACTTAACGGCAAGTGTTTTCTATAAAGGGGGGGGGGACCCCCTTTAACCCCCTGAAGATTTAAAATGGGATAACCCCATAAAATTCCTGTTTTTTTATATCTATAATTATATAAAATATGACAGCAAAAACAAGAAAACCCAAAAAGATACATAATAAAACTTCTAAAAAAGTATCAAAAAGAGTTTTAGAAATGTGGAAAGACCCTACAACAGTATGGGGTAAAAATAAACCACTTGAAAAATTTTGGCAAGGTTTGGCAAGTGATAAATATGTTGTAGTTATTTATACAAATGGAAAATACCAGTATGTTAAACCACCCAATTCGCTTACAAAAAAATCAGATAATTTTTATAATGAACTTGATGATAATAAAGAAATAGAAGCAGTATTATCAAGCAATTTATCACAAGATGCTTACGAAATACATTTATACCCAAAAGCAAAAGACGAATCGGTGGAACATGTTATAAAAAATTATAAAAAATATTTTAAATCTTTTGGTGTTCCATCGAAAGACCTAATTGAGAGTGGAAG